TGGAATACATTGTATCAAATAAAGATGAAGCAAATGGAGCAAGTACATTTACATTATCTGGTAACATAGGTGGTTATACAGATGTTACTCCAACAACTGTATCAAGTGCTCAAGGTGGATCAGATGCTCAAGCAAAAGAATCTATTAGATTTAATGCGCCCTTACAATATTCAGCACAAGATAGAGCTGTTACAACAGCCGATTACGAAACAATAGTACAATCATTATATCCAAATGCTCAATCAGTTTCAGCTTGGGGTGGTGAAGATGATGAAACACCTGTATATGGTGTTGTAAAAATTGCGATTAAAGCAGCGTCAGGTTCTACTTTAACAAATACAACTAAAACAGATTTAGTAACACAATTAAAAAAATATAATGTTGCTTCTGTAAGACCTGAAATTGTTGACCCAGAAACAACATCTATCGTTATTACATCTAATGTTAAGTTTGATGAAAGTGGTGCTAACAAAACAGCAGATACAATTAAGTCAGATATATTAACTACCCTTACTGACTATAATACAAATACATTATCACAGTTTGATGGTGTGTTTAGATATTCTAAAGTTACTGGTTTAATTGATGGTACTGACTCATCTATACTTTCAAACATCACTACATTAAAAATTAGAAAAGACTTTACACCTACATTAGCAGCAAGTACAAAGTATAATGTTTACTTTAGAAATGCTTTGTATAATCCTCACTCTGGTCATAATTCAGCTGCCGGTGGTATATTAGAAAGTTCTGGTTTTAAAGTATCAGGTGATAGTTCTACAGTATTTTATTTAGATGACGATGGCGCAGGTAACGTAAGACGTTATAGTTTCTCAGGCGCAACAAGAGTTTACGCAAATACTACTCAAGGTACAATTGATTATGATACTGGCGCAATAACTATAAACTCTTTAAGTGTGTTAAGTGTAGAAAATATTAGAGGAGCAGCTTCTACTAAAATAGAATTAACAGTATTACCATCATCAAATGATATTGTTCCTGTAAGAGATCAAATATTAGAAATAGACACAGCCAATTCATTTATCACAGTTACTGCTGACACTTTTGTTGGAGGATCTGCTGACGCAGGAGTAGGTTATACAACATCAAGTAGTTACTAATGGCTAAGTTTACCAAAAAGATAACCAACCTTATAAATCAACAAGTACCAGAATTTGTACTTTCTGATCACCCTAAATTTTTAGAGTTTGTTCAAACTTATTACAGATTTATGGAATCCGCAGAGGTTACTCTGGCAAACATAGAGTTATCAGATGGTATTCAATTAGAAACAGAAACAGCTCAAACAAATAGTTTAGTATTAGATGGTTCTAAATTAGATACAGATAGAACACAATTAGATGCTGGTGATAAAATTATATTAGAAGATTCTGCTTTTGGAAAATTTCAAAGAGGTGAAATTATTACAGGTCAAACATCTAAAGCAACCGCAACTATACTATCAGAAGATTTAGTTAGTAATAGAATATTCATATCATCACAAGATAAGTTTACACAAGACGAAGTAATTATTGGTTCTATCTCAACAGCTAGAGCAACCATATCTAATTATAGACCTAATCCTGTAAACAACATACAAGACTTATTAAATTTCCGTGATCCTGATAAAGCAATATCAAATTTCTTAACAAAATTTAGAAATGAGTTTTTAAATACATTACCAGAAACTTTAGATGCTAATGTAGATAAAAGAAAACTTATTAAAAATATTAAATCTGTTTATAGAGCAAAAGGAACTCAAAGAGGACATGAAGTATTTTTTAGATTTTTATTTAATTTAAACTCAGAAACAATTTATCCTAGAGAACAAATGTTAAGAGTATCAGATGGTCAATTTGATACAAATAAAGTATTAAGAGCAATTGCCACTATTGGGGATACATCAGATTTAATTGGAAGAACAATTACTGGTCAAACATCTGGTGCAACTGCGATTATAGAAAATGTATTTAAATTTCAAATAGGTGCAAATACAGTAACAGAATTTATTTTAAACAATGATACTATTTCGGGTACATTTGTTACCTCAGAAGAAGTTAGAGGTACATCATCAGATACTTCAGATACATTTATTAAAGCAACAGTCACAGGTATACCTGATATTATTTCTGTTACAAATGATGGTGGTTTATTATCAGCTGACCAAGTAGTTACATTGACAGGTGGAGGAACAAGTGCAATAGTTCAAGTAGATAATGTTGGCTCAGGTTCTCTTACAGAATTTTTAATTGACGATGCTGGTACTGGTTATGCTATAGGTGATAGTGTTGCCTTTACAAATACAAATACAGGTGGTGGTGGAGCAATAGCAAAAGTATCAGTTGTAAATGGTGGAATTACAACAGAAAAAGGAACCGTAGGTGCAACTTCAGTAGATCATATTGTATTAGAAGATGAAACTGTAAGAGGTGATGTCTATACAGGTGATAAAATTGTACAAGAAAGTGGATCAGGTAATGAAGATATTACTGATATTAGAATTATTAATGGTGGAAGTGGTTATACTTCTTTACCAACCATGACTGTAACAAGCAGTGGTGGTAGTGGGGCAAAAATTTATCCATATGGTTCGGAAATAGGAAGACTTCTTAATGTTAAAAAAATTGAATCAGGCGCAGGTTATGAAGCGTCACCATCTCCTACAATATCTTTACCTAGTACAATTATTATTAAAGATAAAGCAGTAGGTACTTTTACAGATGGAGAAACTATCCGAGGTTTTAATTCTAGTTCATCAGCAATAACTGCAACATTTGTATCATTTACTACATCTAATAATTTAATGGTAGTAAAAAATGCTACAGGAGAATTTGCTGACGGTACAGTAATAACGGGTGCTAGTTCAAGTATTACAGCAACAGTTCTTAAAAATGATTTACCTACAGCAACAGTAACAGTAGGCGCAGTAGTAGATACTGCAGGTACGTTTATAAATGAAGATGGACATATTTCAGAAACAACTATGAAAATACAAGATAGTTTGTATTATCAGGATTTTTCATATGTAATTAAAGTTGGTCGTTCTATTAATGACTGGCGAGATAGTTTTAAAAAGACAATGCACACAGCTGGTTATTATTTTACTGGTCAAGTAGATATTACAAGTAGAGTAAATAATCAAATTAGAAGTTTCACAGGTGTTAATAGTGGATTAGTATTTGACCCAGGTGTTGATCTAGTTATCAATACATTATTCTCAACTATCTTAGGTAGAAGATTAGGTACAGTAGATGATGGTACTACATTAAGAGGTGTACCAGAATTAGGTGTTGATCCTGACTTTACTGATTCAACTACTGAACACTTTACAGCTAATACAAGAGATTTAACTTTAAAACGACATTATACAAGAAAGATGATAGTAGGTTTCAATCCTATCACTATTAGAGGAACGGCTAATAAGTACGGTTACGCATATTGTGGCCCTACTATGAATACACTAAATAGATTTGCGTTATCACACTTTAGTGGAAGTGGTGGTAGAGCTGTTACTAGTACAACAGGTGGTGCTTCAGATAGTACAGTTACAACATCTATATCGCCAATGCGTTTAGATAACTTTGCGGACTTTAGACTAACAGGCACTTATAATACATCTTTAGATGGTGAAGTAGTACAAATAGGAGATATAACAACAGATAGATTAAAGACAAATTTAGCGTTACCTACGGAAATCACAGAGAGTTAATGTATAAATATAACTATAAAAAGAGGAAACAATGCCAGCAATAATAACAAACAAATTTAGAGTCCACAACCAAGAACAGTTTGTGGAATCATTCACGGAAACTGCCAAAAATATCTATTATCTAGGTATTGGTAGACCACAAGCATTCGCTACATTAACAAGACCAGATGCAAGAACAGACAATCAAGGAACAGACGCAGCTCCTTTAACTCCAGTAGATTCAGTAGGAGACGAATTTTATAACTTTGACGATACGCTGGCAGCGAAAAAAGTTACAAGTACAGATATTTCTATTGTTATTCCTCGTAGAAATTGGGCAACTGGTACAGTTTACGATCATTATAGACACGATTATGGTAATAGAGTTACAGGTGGTACATCTACTCAAACTGCCAGTAGTGGTGCAACAAATTTATTTGACGCAACATTTTATGTTAT